TTATTTTTTAGAGGTTGTTTTTTTACTAGTAAATAACCACATACCAATCTCAAAAACGATTACTATACATAATGTTTGAAAAATATTTTCAATCCATTTAAATTGATTGTAATTAATATGATCAAAACATATAAGCAAAATGTATAACAGTAACATAAAAATCAATGGTCTTTTATATTTCATATTTATGATTGCTCCTTCAACATTTTCATTAGTTATAAACAGAAAAAATCAGTGTAGGGTACTAGACTAACTGTCAGTGATTATAAAGTAATGTTATATGTATCATTATAATTCAAATAAACATAATATTATTTAAAAACTCATAATATTAAACTTGAGAAATATATTTTTCGTTTTTGGTCCGTTCAGCTTGGCGATATATTAGTCCTCTTAATTAAGTGCATAAGCATAAATTGTTAAATCTTGTTTATATCCTTCAAAGTCATCAATTCGGGTTATTCCATACTCTTTTCCTCTAAACAGAATGCTCATGCTTGGATGTAAATCATTTCTCCATCCAATTCTAAAAATAGCCTCGACCTTGTAATTTGTTACGGCTGCACCTAAAAACTCATTAGCTGATGCTTGTCGATAATAAGCCCAAATATTTTCACCGCCTTCTAACGGCCCTTTTATTTCTTCCACTTGTCCTAATTCATCTTTCACAGTTGTAAATGTCATGATTGTTATTTTCTTATCTTTTTTTTGAGTTGTGGCCATGTATTTCTCTCCTTTCCCTATAAAGCTCTTAAAAATTCCTCGTAATGCTCAAACAATCCAACATAAGCATCTAACATACTTGCGGTACCATCTATTCTCATCTTAGCAGCCTGATTTTTCACCGGTACAATATTGCCGTTCCGATCAGTTTCAACACCTGTATTAGTTAAACACCATTTTAGAATAGGGCTATTATTATAATTAATCTTTTTAGCTTTTAGGTCTTGTCCCATTTGCTGCATAGGAAGACTTAAAGTTTTAGCTCCTTGAATACATCTAACCATTTTAAAACCATGTTGCTCCATTTCTTCTACCCAATATTTAGCTGAATAACTGTCATAATAAACCCACAAAGGTGTTATGCCGTAATTATTGAGCATTTCCATAAACCATGCTGTTATATCTCCATAATTTATGCTATTTCCGTTGCAAAGACGTAATAGTCCTTGTTCCAGCCATTTATCATATGGAATCTTATCCATTTGAACCCTTTTTTCAAAGCTATCACGTGGTAGCCAATACATTTGATGAATAAACCGTTTTTGGGTATCTTTATCCACAAATAAAAGAGTTGCACAAGATAAATCAGTGGTAACACTTAAATCCGCACCACCTATTGCATAGCAATTTCTAAACTGCTCTATATCAAAGGTTTCCTCATTGTTTATATCATCAAATGTAAGCCATGCACTTTTTACAGTATCCCTAATATTAAAATCCTTTGTGAGTAGACCGCTTAGATCGCTAGGGTTATTCTTTGCCTTCTCTACTTTACTTTCCAGGTCATCTAATTTCTTGATTGAACCTAATGCAGGGTTTGCCTTTTGCCATGCGTTGTTATCTGTCCACTCACTCTTATCATCAAGCTCATATAAAATAGGTAGGAATCTGTCGTCCTCAAACTTTCCATCCACAATATTGCAAGCGTATTGATACATATCATCAAATATATTTTCTCTAACCGTACCAGCCGTTGTAATCATGATTAAAATAGGCTGTTGTCGTGCTGATTGGCTTTGTTTCATAACCTCATACAAGTTACGATCTAAAATTGAATGTAACTCATCAATAATAACCATGCTACTGTTAAGCCCATCTAATGTATTACTGTTTTTTGCTAATGGCATGAGTTTGGACATAGTAAGCGGAAAATACAAGTCACTCTTGCGCTTCTTAATATGTTTGGATAGATCGGTGCTTTGTTGAATCATGTTGTGAGTTTCATCAAACAAAATACGGGCTTGGTCACGTTTGGAAGCAATACTATAAACTTCGGCCCCACCTTCCCCATCGGCTATAAGCATATAAGCCGCCAATCCTGCTAACATAGTTGTTTTACCGTTTTTCCTTGCTACATAGAATAAGCTTTCACGATAACGCCTCAATCCTGTTTCCTTGTCTATAAAACCGAATAAGGCAGCTATATAAGCCTTTTGAAATAGTTCTAACTCAATCGGCTTGCAAGCCCATTCCCCTTTACTGTGCTTGCAAAAACGCTCTATAAATTCAATAGGTTTATTTGCTTTTCTTTCATCAAAGATATATTTATCTGGCGTGTTTATCTCGTCCACTAACCGTTTATATTGCCTATAAACTCGCTTAGAAACAATTACTTTTCCTGCCTCAATAGCATTCCAATACTCTAATACATAATTCACAGTTATCACCCCTTTATGAAGTCAAGCAAAGGGTCATTCTGCTGCCCTGTTTCCGTTGGTGGTAGTAAGTCCACTAATTGCTTGTATAAAAGGCTGTAGCGCTGTACGGTTGTGTTATAAGCCTTTAATGCTGGGTGTTCTCTTAAAAATTCTTGCCTTCCCTGTTTGAACATTGCCGTCGGCCCTTCTTCACCTACTTGGGCTTTTAGGGTATCTAAAGTATTTTGCATAAAAACAAGTTCATTATATATGCTCTGTGCTATTGGCAAACGATCATTTGGAATCTGCTTTAATATTGTTTTAAGTTTTTTCATATCACTAGAAACTGCTGTAACCTTCTTGGAAGTTCTCATATAATCACCTTCATTATTTATTGTTTTTTCGTTTTATCCCTCCCTTAATACAAAAAGCCATAGAGGGGGAAAGAAAGCCTCCCCCTCGGTCCTCAAGCCATGCCTTTTTCTCAATTTGATGGGGGGCTGTTTTATTTTTGAATCAAATTCCCTTTGCTATCGAATGTTAATCCGTTGGCACATATATCACCGCTATGATGTTCTTGGTTATGGCATGTTTGGCATAGAGCCTCTAAATTATCCCAACTTAGCGTTATGTTCGGATTATTAATATTTTGTGGCGTAATATATTGTTTGTGATGGCATATAACGGCTATATCACCGCATCTTTCGCATAAATAGTGCTTACTTTGCATGAATCCATCCTTACATTTGCGCCATGGTGCACTGTTATAAAAAGATTTTGCATAATCCTTAGCCATTGTTCATAGTCCTACCTAATACAGTTAATGCCGTTAATAAATTGTCAATCGTTCTCTTCAATCTCTCACTATCCTGATCTTGCGGGTCATACCACAACTGTAAGAGAAACTTAGTTACTGTTTGTGCTAATGGATGTACTAGTGTATCCTCCCATGTTCTACCTGTTGTTATTTCAAGATAAGGCGGAATAGATTTTAATAATGGAATGATAATCACGTCGTTGTCTTCGCCATCTACTCTTAGTGCATCCCTTGCTTCTTCTATGGTAATTAACAATATTACTCACTCCTTTTATAAAAGGGATACCAGCGTTATAACTGATACCCCTTCATGGTTTGTTATGCTGTTGCTTCAGATAATTTAATAAACGCTTCGCCTACTAATGGCTTTGTATCTGCAATCGCCATAGCTCGGTAATCAATCAGTCCACTCTTAAAGCTGCTTTCTCTTGATACTTCAATCATCAATCCTTCTGGAATGTTATATCCCATGTAATTGAAATTACCTAAAATAATTGTGTCATCTGTTAAATTATCATCAATAACAACCTCTTTACCTAGAATGTACCCAATGCTTTCATTCTTAGGATCTGCAATAAAAATAGGTCTGCCATTTGAATCTACTAAACTATAAACGCGATTGTATAGAGTTGCGTTACTCATTGCGAATTTAGCCCCTGCTGCATATCCACGTTTTAGCATTGCTAACATTTTAGTGAAGTCTTTGTATGCTGGTGATCCTGCTTTTGCAAATGTGAAACTGTTACTTGCATTCCATGTAATTCCTTTAACTAATCCTGTACCTTGTCCACTTCCAGTACCGTTTACTAAAGCGTCTGCAATAGCTTCCATTACACAATTTGTAAGTTCTTCAATCATGTAAGCCTCGAATGCTTGTACTGTCATTTTCTTAGCTGCTGCACTGATTGAGAAAACTTTAATAATCTCAAATCCTTTAAAACTTACTGCCGCTGTTGTTAAGTTTTCACTTTCTACTTGTACACCTTCTGTATGCCATTGCGCCTTATTGCTTGGCGTTCCAATTGGTACACTAATATTTGTTGGAATATTAAAGTTACGACAATGCCCAATTAATCCACCCATTGTTCTAGCCTTCTTAATCACTTCATTTAATGTAGTGGTAGGTAATACTGCCGCACTATTCGTTGTTGTATTAAATGCGTCTGCTCGTTTTTCTACTTCTTGAATCTCCATTGCCTTATTAAATGTTCCTGTTTCTACATCTGTAAGTTTTTGACCTAATAATGTTTTATAAAATGCACTACGATACTCTGTGCTTTCAAAAATGTTCTCTGTTGGTACTTGTTGTCCTTGATTAAAGTTCATTCCAGTAATAGGGTTAAATTGATTACGTTGTGTCATTTCTCCATCTCCTTTATTTCCTGTTTGTTTTTCTTGAATATTTTTCTTGGCTTGGTTTAATCCTTCAATCTCAAAATTAATGGACATAATATCTGCCTCTGGATCTGTATCGATTGTTCCTTTAATTTGTGCTGCTCTTGTCTCAATTTCCTCTAAACTTACATTTCTATAATGGTTAAAAGCTTCTTGTACACTTGTAAAATTCATGTGTTACACTCCCTTTGCTAATAATTGATTAATTTTTATTTTTAACGCTTGTCTTTCTGGTGATCTAAACTTTGCCCACGTGCTTTCAATATCCGCTCTTGCCTCCACACTCGTTTGAGGGTATGCAGGAAATGGACAAATACTAAACTCATAGACTTTTTCAATTTTTGTTATTGTCCTAGTGTTTGTCTTTGCATCAAATTGGCTGCCGCCCTCTGGTACTTTGAAAGCAAATGACATTCCCGAAAGGTCTTGGCGCCTTACTGCCGTATAAACGCTTTTTCCTTCCTCGGTTTCGGGTAATTCTGCCCTCATTGTTAATCCTTCCGAATCTAACGCAAAGGACATTGTTTTAGGTGTTCTTGCTAAAGGAATTTTACTCATATCGTGGTTATACAATAAACGAATATCGGATAAATCAGCTTTATCTAATGCGCCTCTTTTGATAATCTCGATATATTCCCCAAATGGTGCTTTTATTGTAGTAGGCTGATCGTACACAATCGGTCTACCATTTAGAATAAGGCTGCTGTCACCTGCCGGCTCGGCTGCTCTTAGTTCTGCTATTCGTAACTCCTTCATTTGCTGTTACCTCCTCGTCTCCATAGATTTCTTTTTCTAACTGACTGATAATCTGTTCAAGGTTGCTCATTTTGTCCCTCCTTCCTCAAGCTGGTACTGATCAGCTTTATCGGCATTGACCACATTCAAGGTTTGAAGTCGCTTATCGCCATCCTCTACTAGTGGTAAATTCAAAATTTCTAATGCCTGATTTATTGTGAATAAGCCTAACGGCATTAATTCCTTAATAATGTTCGTTTTTGTTTTATTACTAGCAAATTGCAACCTATTCGCCTCAAAAATGATAGAGTTTCCAAAAGACTGCTCACGTTCTGTGAATAGCTTATCCGTCAGTTCTAAAGAGAATTGAATCGCTAAAGGCTCTAAAACACTTTCATAAAATGCCGCCCACTCTTCCTCTGAATAAGTGCTATTCACAATAGTTTCGCTGATACCTAAGTACTCATAGATTTTCTTTTTCACCGCTTCAAGCTGCTTATCATCAATAGTCGTCGGCTTTGTTTCTAGTGGGATATAGTCATATTTATTATCAATCGCTGCTATTCCACCGTTATTACCAATGGATAAATAATCATTAGTGAAAGCTTCCTTTTCCTCTTTTAGCTTCTCTGGTGATAAAACTTGATTGTATTTCAAGATACCTCTAATAGTTGCATTCGATTTTATAGAGTTTCCCAATCCTTCATTTTGCGTATGCGCTAAATCTAACGTTGGTAAAATTGCTGTATTGGTATCACCTAATAGATCATTAGAATTAAAGAAACGTCTTACTATAAGTACCTCTGAAAAATGTAATGTGACTTGTTGACCATTAGCAAATAAGAAACGGCAATACATTTCACCTGTTAGATCAGTTAGGTATTCCACACTTTGTGGCGATAATGGATAAATAGCAACTAAATTACCTTTATCGTCCTTCTCTAAAAAAGCAAAGGCATTGTTATAAAGATAGTAATGAGTAACCAACTTATAAATAAGGTCATAAGCCGTCATATAAGGATTTGGTCTTACTTGTAAAATCCGATTTAAATTATAGTCACCCTTTTTACGACGGTCTGATGATGTCATTACATGTGTTCCCTTTAGTTTTGCGGCATTTCTTGCAATGCTATCGACTGCTGCCCTATAAATATCACTTTCATAAGCATTACCGCTAAAAGGTGTGAATATTGCAGCTCCACCACTCATTACATCTGCTCTTTCTGTTCTTTGCGGTGTCTTTTTACGGTTAAAGATTTTATTGAAAAAACTCGCCATTTACTCACCACCTCTCATCTGGCCATCTTTTCTTTCTCCCTGTTTCTATTTCATATTCTTGTATAAGTTTCATAAGGTCTAAACGATCTACCATTACCTTTTCATCATCACAATGAATTTCTAATTGTTCCTTCAATCGTTCTAATATTTCATTCATAGGGTTGCTCCCATCCTAACAACCTCTTTACCCGATAATTTTATTTTCTTTAGAACATAACCTGTTGAAATGAATGGACTGTCTTCGTTAACACAATGTGCTACCCTATGCCCCTCGTCTGTACCATGATGATGAAAACATTCGCACGCACCACACCATGTACTAAGATTTCCTTTTTCATCACGTTCAATTGCTAATACGATTGGAGCTTTTTTAGTTGCCATTTACTAACCTTCTTTCATTTGTTTAGTTGGTAACTGAAAAGGTAACTGAAACTGCATATCTCGGTTACCGCCTTCCCCCTTACTCCCACAACGGTTTAAATACACATGGTAACTGGTAACCGAAAATCTATCCTTACTCTATATTTTTTATACATACCTTTTTTTATTAAAAACATAAAAACAATATATTTTTCGGTTACTCGGTTACCAAATTGCTATAACCCTTGTGGCTCTAAGCTTTAATACGGTAACTGAAAAATAAGTCTCGGTTACTTTTCAGTTACTCAGTTACCGTTATACAACTTTAAACATGCTGTTCTTATATGCTTTGTATGGTTTAGATTTATCTGGAAAACCAATTCCCATCTGATCTAAATCTCCAAGTATTTTTATAAGGCTTTCATATTGGAATTTTTTCTGTGAATCTTCCCATTTCTCACCTAAATACGTTTTAAATTGTTTATGGAATTGTCTATCTGCCAAATGTTTATAACCATTTTCATAGCAAAACTTCTTATAGAATGCATAAACTACATATTTCGGTACTTCCTGTATCCCCCATTCGTCAAAAACGGATAGTTTGAAATCAAGAACTGGATCATTATCCTGTTTGAATACCTCCAATTCTTGCAAGGAAACTTTCGGAATATCGAATTTTTCAAAGTCCATGTTAATAGCTTTATATAAGACGAATTGCAGCACTTCTTCATTTTTGATATATTCATCTTTGATTTTAAAATTTTCCGCTGTACCATTAAAATCAGCCTTAAATGGCACTATTACAATCCTTCTTATCGTTCCGTTTGTTTTGTTCTTAAATTTTGGCATACCATTTGTAGATTGAATGACACTACATCTAAACACTGTGCTATAGATAGGTCTGTTTTTAAATTCGACTGAAACCATGTCACCAGTTACAACGCTATTAAAGTTAGATGAATCATCTATATACACATTGGCTGGTACATCATCACCTATAACCGCTGTTTTCCCTTCAAGCACACTTAATCGGAATCGTTCATCAAATTCATTTACTTTTAATGTTGCTATGTTTTTAATACCGATTAAATTCATAATCAATTCTTGGAATGTTCCCTTACCGTTATTCCCTTCACCTATAAGAAAAATTGATTTCCTACGTGAATAATTACCATTAAGAGCATCGTTCATTACTTGCCATAAAAGATTTTCGATTTCTAAATCCCCACACGCTATTGATTTCACCCAGCTAACTACATCCCAACCATCTATAACAGGGTTAACAGGGTTTTCATAATAAGGTGTGGCAATCTTGGTGGTGAATACATAATCGGCGGTAAAAGGTTCTAGTGTCTTAGTTTCTAAATTAAACACACCGTTTTTAACTGGTATTAAATATCTTGAGTTGGTTTTTTCCTTCACTTCCGATTTATTTGTTAAATGGTAAATGACTTCCTCGGCTTTCGTGTTGTTTAATTTTGGTTCTAGCCATGATATAACCCTCTTAATAACAGTTGCGTTTTGGGTATAAACCCCTTCTTCTGCTAAATACATGGCTAGACGGGTATTTTCTTCTAAATCAAAAAGGATGAAACTAATGTATTCAGGTAGAATTACTGAACACCTTGCAGGGCTAATAGTAATTGGTTTCCTTCCTTTTTTGCCGCTATCTTCCCATTCTTGTTCTAATCGGTCTAATTCTTTGAAATACCTGTCTTGCAATTCTTTTTTCAGGTCAATGGTCGGTGAATCTTTAATATATATATGAAAACTATCATTAGGTGCCGGCTGCTGATACGTTGCCTTTAGTCCATCTAAAGCATATTGAATAGTTCCACCCTTATAATCCTGTCTTTCCCATTTGTCATCACGGTATAAGCCGCTTACAGTAAAAATTCGGTTAATCTGTTCTGGGTCTTGTGTATAGAATGCAATCAAATTGCATAACGCTTGATCTGCTTCACTTTGACTGCTGTAATTACTCCAATTACCCGAATAAAGATCCTTGAATTTTTGACCGTTTTTCGCCTTGAATCCGATGTTCAAAACATCTTCATCTGATAATTTAGGTGATAAGTCCAGCTTAGAATTTTTTATTTTCTGTGGTTCTTGACTGGTAGAAAAATAAGTATCATAAATGTAACTCAAAATATATTGCCGTTCATGGATTTCTGTTGGTGTACCATCTACATGGTTTCCAGTCATAACTATGAAACGCTCTTTATCATATATTTCAATGTCCTTATCCGGATTCTTTGATCGTTTGCCCGGCTTCTTAGCTTTTATGAATATGTGAAGGCCTGTTCCACTTTGACTATATTCAGTGTAGCTATCCAGCGCATTCACAATGGATTGTGCTTCTGGTTGAATTTCCCCATCTTTTATACAGTCATCAAGATCAATCACGGTGTACGGATCATTATCAGTCAATACATATCCAATGCCGCTATATTTATGGTAGTGTTCTAATGCAGCAGCATAGGTTGTCCATGTTTGCCGTTTGGTTGAATCCGCCTTTTTTCCATTGATCTGATAGGGTACTTTGGTATATTTGAATTGTCCGTTTTCTTCATCAAACCTATGTCTACCGGTATTTTTATCAGTCACCGGTTCAAGTTTCCATAATACCCACTGGTTGTGTGTGGTAAGTTCTACCGGAAATGCTTGGTACTCTTTTGTTGAAATGGCCTGCAAACCTTCACCTCCCTTCTTGCTTCCCTTGCATTTTTTCGATATACTACTTATAAGAATATTTTATAAAAGTCTTTTTCAAGGTATATGAACCGCTAATTCATATATCTTTTTTTATTGTTTTTTACCACTAACCTTCACTCCGCCTTTGATATTATTCCAGTTATCGCCTTTAAAACTTCGATTGCTTTCGGATTACCATTCTCCGCTTCCTTTAAAATCATATGTAACTTTTTTTTCATGTTTTGTTCCGTCATTTTTAAAAAAATCTCCCTCATTTAAGATTCAAAACCGTAAAGCTTTATGTCGTTGTTAGTAGCATCCATATTTGAAGTCATATCATCCAAAAATTCATCTACTTCATTTTTCTTAAAAAGATACTTACTTCCAACTTTGTAATACTTGAGACCATTTTTAATAAGACGATCTTCGATAGTTGGTTTGCTAATATTTAAATACTCCGTTAGTTCTTTATAAGTTAAAAAGTATTTTTCTTTAGCCAACTCATCGACTTTTTCATTAATTGCTTTTTCTAACATTGAATTAACCGTCTTTTCATCAAGTTGAACATTTAACACTTGGAATTACCTCCTTTTTTTTCATGAACCCCTATATGAAAAATTTCATCAAAATCAATATCCAAAGCATCTGTTATTCTTCTAGCAACCAATGGACTTGGGTGCCTTGTTCCATTTGATATATTAGTAATTGAAGACTTTGAAACTTGCGTTTCTTTAGCAAAAGAACTTTTGTTGAACCCCTTTTTAATCAATAAGATATTAAACCCCTGAATATCCTTCAAATAGATTGCCATCTCGTTTCACCACCCCTTTTATTTCTTTTGAATTATTTAATTCATTTGAATTAATTATCATATTAGCCCTTTATAATTCTTTTGTCAACATTTTATTTCATTTGGATTAAAAATGAATTATACTGTATATCATAAGTAATAAAAAAGGAGTGAATTAAAGTGAATCAAAATAAGTGGTTTGCTGATTTTATAAAGAATAAAAGGAAAGAAAAACAATTAACTACTAGTCAATTAGCTGAATTATCCGGACTATCGCAATCATATATTTCTAATTTAGAAAACGGTAATCGCAAAACACCTAAAATTGAAACGATTAATAAACTAGCTAAAGGTTTGGGAGTACCAAACGGTACATTAATGATGGCTGCTGGTCTTGTTAATGATCCGTTTGATACTGTAACTGACAACCAGGTTATTATTAGTGAAATTAAGTTGCCAGCAGTTACGGAATATACCGATAATGATGGACTATCTACTACAATTGCAACACAGCCCAATTATCTATTTGATTTATTCTATCTACTCAATATGAATGTTGATTTGCACTATAAAGACAAGTTACTAACCGATAATGATAAAAACAAAATAAAAATAATGCTTCAAACAATATTTGAATAGGTGATTTTATGGCATATATCTATAAAAAGGGGAAAAAGTGGGCTTTTCGTGCATACATGGGTACCGATCCTATAACAGGAAAGGAAATAAAAAAGAGTAAATCTGGTTTTTTAACTCAAAAGGACGCAAAACTTGCAGCCGCTTTATTCGAAAGACAATTTCATAATGGGGAATATATTCAGCCTTCTAAAATAGCCTTCTTAAGCCTTTATAACGATTGGGAAAGGCATTATAGTCAAGATGCTAAAGAAAGCAGTGTGAGGGCAAGAAGGATTGCTTTAAAGCATATTATTAATGAGTTTGGACAACTTCCGATTCAAAAGATAACTAAAAAAGCTTATCAAGATGTCATTGACAAGCTTTCTACTCAATTCAGTACAAATTATATTTCCAGTATCCATACTTCAACAAACATGGTTTTCGAGTACGCTCATACACTTAATTTAATTAAGGAGCTACCAACAAAAGGCATCAAACTACCTAAAAAGAAAAAAACTGTTTCTGACCTTGAAAATGATAATTCAATAAATGAAAAGTTTCTTGAAAAAGAGGAATTAGAAGAATTTCTAACAGTAGCTAAGAATGAAGGTTTAGAGAGTGATCTACTGGCTTTCACCATGTTAGCTTATACTGGATTAAGAATTGGGGAAATGGTGGCTTTAAAATGGTCTGATATTAATTTTGGAGAGCATACACTAAGGGTTATAAAAACTTACTACAATCCCACAAACAACAAGTTAAAGTATACATTGCTGACACCAAAAACAGAGGGTTCAATTCGCACTATAACAATAGACCCTCTTTTAGTTAATATGCTCAAGCTACACAAACAACAACAAGAGAAGATAATGGCGGATAACAAACCTTTTTATAAAGACAATGATTTTATTTTTTCAACCAATGAGGGTTATCCTAAGACAATTAAGCATTTATCAATTAGAATGCAGCGATTACTTAAGAAAACATCTATTCAAAAACAAGTAACACCCCATTCTTTTAGACATACGCACACTTCCTTGCTAATTGAAGCAAATGTACACATAAAAGAGATACAAGAACGATTAGGACATTCAGATATTAATACTACTATGGATATTTACGCACATATGACAAAGAACGTAAAAAAAGAGGCCTCCAATAAGTTTGGTAACTTAATGAAAGACCTCTCTAAAAATCTCACCGACTAA